CAAACAGGGGAATATCCACTACGGTACCGTTCTGGAAGCCCAGGACGGTATTTTACGTTGGAAGGGTGAGCTGTTGAGCGTGGACACCAGCGACGACGCGCACAACCATTTCAGCCAGAACGACGATGGCCGGGGGCTGGAGCGTGGGGCGCTGGTGGGGGCGATCCTGGCCCGTCTGGAAAAGCGGGACAAGGACCATCAGGCCCGGTGGAATAAAATCTGGCCTGATACCCTCTGCCAGAAATACCGGCGCCCGGAGCATGAGGACTTCTGGCTGTGGGACCACGACTTTTTCAACGCGCCTGTGGAGGACCTGCGGCATATCGCGGGGCTGATTGGCGCGAAGGTGTAACCCATAAAGGCCGCTCTCTCCATTACCGGAGGGAGCGGCCTATGATTTAGCTGTGGAGGCGAAGAAAATGTATATTGACGCTGATACCATCATCAAAGCGGCTTCTCTGCTGGCGGCGCTGGGGGGCTTGATCGGCGCGGTGATTGCCGTTTACAAGGTCTATGAGAGCAATAAAAAGCAGAGTGACGTCATTAAGGAAATCCAGGAGGAACAGACGCTGATCTGTTACGGGCTACGGGGCGCACTTGAAGGGCTTATCGAGCAGGGGTGCGACGGTCCCTGTAAGGACGCGCTGAATATGCTGGACAAGCATTTGAACAAGAACGCCCACCGCCCGGAGCTGTGACATGAGCGCCATGCTGATTATTGCTGCCAGTGTGGGGCTGGTCCTGGGATTTGTCCTGGGGCTGGCCCTGTGCTGGGCGGACGGGCGGCGGTTGCGGAACCGGAACCGGGAGCTACGGGCGGCGCTGGCCGGGCAGGACTTGCAGAAACCGGAGACAATGAAGCGGGTGGTTTGGGCCTGCGTGGTCAACGGCTTTGCCTGGGTCTGGTGTAGCTACATTCTGGCTGCACTGGATAAACCGCAGATTGCGGAGGAACTGTCGAAAGTGGCACTGGCTGAGATTATTGTCCCCGTGGCGGTCTACGCTCTGAAATCCGGGGTGGAAAACCTCTCCAAAAATAACAGCTGGCCGGACAAGGGTGGCATATCTGATGATACACCCGATCTGGAAGATGAAGAAGGGAAGGGATAGCAGGTGAATACAGAAGAAAAAATCTGGAGTTTTCTAAAAGCCCAGGGTCTGACCGATGCTGGCGCGGCTGGCCTGATGGGGAACTTGTACGCCGAGTCTGGGCTTCGCGCTAATAATCTCCAAAACAGTTATGAAGGGCGGCTTGGTATGACCGATGCCGAGTATACCGAAATGGTGAATCGCGGCACCTATACCAATTTCGCCAATGACCGGGCGGGCTACGGCCTGTGTCAATGGACCTATCCCACCCGGAAGGCCGCGCTGCTGGCGTTTGCAAAAGCGGCGGGCAAGAGCATCGGTGATCTGGAAATGCAACTCGGTTTTCTGCTGAAGGAGTTGACCGAGAGCTACAAACTGGTGCTTTATACGTTGAGAACAGCGAAAGACGTCCAGACCGCATCGAACATTGTCTTACTCCAATTTGAGCGCCCGGCAGACCAGGGCGCGGCAGTAAAAGCAAAGCGGACCGGATACGGGCAGACGTACTACAACAAATATGCTACCGGCCAGGAGCCGGAGAAAGGAAGTGGCAATATGGGATTCACAAATAGCCCCTTGGCAACTGTCAAGCTGATCTCCCCAAACAGGACGGCCAACCGGAACCATGCCATTGACACCATCACCATCCACTGCTTTGTTGGGCAGGTAGACGCCAAATGCGGGTGCCAGGTATTCCAACCCTCCAGCAAGGGTGCGTCCTGCAACTATGTTGTGGGCTGTGACGGCAGCATCGGCCTGTGTGTGGAGGAAAAAGACCGCTCCTGGTGCAGCGGCGGTAAGGACAAGAACGGCAACCCTATCCGAGTGAACGGCATTTCCGGGTCCTCCAATGACTATCAGGCTGTTACCATCGAGGTAGCCAGTGATACCACCCACCCCTACGCCATCACCGACAAGGCTATGACCGCGCTGATTGAGCTGTGCGCTGACATTTGCAAGCGCAACGGTATTAAAGCGCTGCTGTGGAAGGGAGACAAGAAGCTGGTGGGGCAGGTGTCCAAGCAGAACATGACTGTTCACCGATGGTTTGCCAACAAGGCTTGCCCCGGTGATTACATCTACAACCGCCTGGGTGACATTGCGGCGGCGGTCAACAAGAAACTGGGAACGGCCAGCGCCACCATTCCCGCCGCCCCTGTGAGTAAAGTCCCCTACACGGTGCGCGTCACTGTAACAGATCTGCGCATCCGCAAGGGACCGGGGACCAACAATGCCGCCAACGGCTACATCAAGCCCGGTGTCTACACCATCGTCAGTGAGGCAACCGGACAGGGCGCTATCCTCTGGGGTAAGCTCAAATCCGGCATTGGCTGGGTGTCCCTCGATTACTGCAAGAAGCTGTCGTAAAGGAGCAACCGTATGATTACGTTCAGACAAAAGGGCGACTTCTCTCACCTGACCAAATTCTTAGAAAGAGCAAAAGAGGTTGTGCGCCTCGGTGATCTCGATAAGTACGGTCGCGCTGGAGTGGCCGCCCTTGCGTCTGCGACACCTGTCGACTCCGGATTGACGGCGAGTTCGTGGTATTACGAGATCACAAACAAAAACGGGACGGCGACGATTTCGTTCCGTAACTCCAACATTCAAAATGGAGTTCCCATTGCCATCATCCTGCAATATGGACATGGCACCGGAACAGGCGGCTGGGTAGAAGGGCGAGATTACATCAACCCCGCTATCCAGCCTATTTTTGACCAAATTGCGAATGACGCATGGAAGGAGGTTGAACGGTTATGAGCAGGACAGTCGATGAGAGAGTCGTAGAAATGCGATTTGATAACAAGCAGTTTGAATCCGGTGTGCAAACGAGTTTGTCAACTCTGGAGAAGCTCAAGAGAGGCTTAGATCTGGATGGGGCCGCGAAAGGCTTTGACCAACTCAGCACGGCTGCTAAGAAATGCGATATGTCCGCAATCGGGCGCTCTGTCGAGACTGTACAAGCAAAATTCTCGGCATTTGAAGTCGTAGCTATGACTGCTCTCTCCAACATCACCAATTCTGCGGTGAATGCTGGTAAGCGTCTTCTCTCCTCCCTGACCATCGAGCCGATTTCGACGGGTTTCAGTGAGTATGAGCTTAAGATGGGTTCTATCCAGACCATCATGGCAAGTACCGGTGAAAGCCTGGACAAAGTCAATCAGAAACTGGACGAACTGAACAAGTATTCAGACCGCACCATCTACTCCTTCTCTGATATGACCTCCAACATCGGTAAGTTCACCAATGCCGGTGTTAAGCTGGATGACGCCGTTGCCGCAATTCAGGGTGTCAGTAACGTGGCTGCTGTATCTGGCGCAAACGCCAATGAAGCATCCCGAGCAATGTACAACTTTGCTCAGGCGCTCTCGGCAGGCTACGTTAAGCTGATTGACTGGAAGTCCATCGAGAATGCCAACATGGCTACTGTTGAGTTCAAGACACAGCTTCTTGAATCTGCTGTTGCAGCTGGTACTTTAACGAGGACCGCCGATGGCATGTATAAGACTTTGGCGAAGGGGACTGTTATTGATGCGACCCATATGTTCAATGATAGTCTTCAGGAGCAGTGGATGACCACGGAGGTCTTGACTTCGACGCTGAAAGATTATGCTGATGAAACTACAGAAATCGGCAAGAAAGCCTTTGCGGCTGCTCAGGATGTCAAAACCTGGTCTCAGCTTTTAGACACTCTTAAAGAGAGTGCTCAGTCCGGTTGGGCCGAGACCTGGCAGTTGATCGCTGGTGACTACGAAGAGGCGAAGACAACGCTTCGTACTTTCTCCGAATTTTTCAGCAGCATTATTGACGGGTCGTCCGAAGCAAGAAACTCGCTTCTCCAAGGAGCCCTGATGTCAAGCTGGGGGCAACTCAAAAATCGAGTCAATGAAACAGGAATCTCTGTCGATTCATTCCGAGATACCCTTCGGGAGACCGCTGAGGGTTCTGTTGAAGGTTTGGACAAGATGATTGAGGAAGCCGGCTCATTTGATGCTGCCCTTTCCAAGGGTTGGCTGACCACCGACATTCTCTCTGATACGCTGGACAATTTGGTCAGCAAAGCCGCCGGCACGCAGGTCAGCATTTCGGAACTGTCGGATGAGCAACTTCAAAATATCGGCTATACCCAGGAGCAGATTGATGCTCTTCGAGCCCTTTCAGAGGAAGCCAAATCTTCAGACAGCAATCTTGCTTCTCTGGTCAGCACTTTGGGTCGTCAGAGTGGTCGTGAACTCCTGTTCGATTCTCTCCTGAATGGCGCAAAGGCTGTTCAGGGGTTATTCCAGACCATCAAAGGCGCTTGGCAGGATATTTTCCCTCCTGCCACATCTGAGCAGCTCTATTCTTTTATCGAAGCTCTCCACTCCGCATCTGAGAGGATAAGAGATTTCTTCACACAGGCGGAGGAAGGTGCGGATGGGTTTACTGGAGCTATCAACAAGCCACTACAAGACATCGGAAACACATTCAAAGGCCTCTTTGCGATACTCGACATCGTGAAGCAAGCCTTTAGTGCTTTGTGGCGTGTCATCACTCCGGCTGGGTCTGCTGTCGGAGGGCTGCTTACTGGCGTCCTCGGACTGACTGGGTCTTTTGGCGAATGGCTTGTTAAACTTGACGAGTCTATCAAGAAAGGTGATGTCTTCTACAAGGGGCTCAAAACTATCGTGGACGTCGTGAAAGGCGCTATTACTGCTGTAACTGGCTTTGCAGCCGCGATTGGCGAGAGTTTGGGCTTCCCTGGTCTCGATGGGGCAACGGCTTCCGTTGAAGCTTTCCTTGGGACTTTGAAAGAGAAAGTCGGAGCGCCGGGCCTGGAGAAATTGCAGGTCGTTTTTGATGGTATCTGCACAAGGGTCAAGTGGGTGAAAGACGGCATTGTCGGAATGAAAGATAGTGTTGTCGACTCGATGGGTGAGATTGACGGGGCTGTTTCCGGGAATAAATTTGTTCAGGTCCTGACGGGCATTGGAACCCTTATCAGACAGGTCGCCAGTGCTATCGGAGGGCTGCTCGGAAAAGCTATCGACGGTCTTATCAATACCCTGAGCAACGCCAATTTCAACGGCATCCTTGATTTCCTGAACGCTTTGGCCGCTGGCGGCATTATAGCCGCAATCAACAAATTCATCGATCCTGTAGAGGAACTGGAGAATACATTTACCAGCCTCAAGGATTGGGTCAAGGGCCTCGGTGGTGGTGTCACCAAGATTTTGGATGGTGTTCGTGGAAGTCTGGAGGCTTGGCAGACAAAGTTGAAGTCCGATGCTTTGGGTAAGATCGCCGCATCTATCGCCGTACTCTCCGTCAGTTTGCTGGTGCTCTCGTCTATTGACTCTGACAAAGTAACTGGTTCACTTGCCGCTATGGGCACTATGTTCGCAGAACTTATAGCGTCTATGGCTGTTTTGGACAAGTTGAGCATTGACGGAAAAGCCGCCAACAAAACTGCTTCGGCCATGATAAAGATGGGAGCGGCGCTCCTGGTTCTGAGTCTGGCCATGAAGAACATTGGCGAGTTAGAGCCGGAACAGTTAGCGGAAGGCCTGATTGGCGTCGGCGTGTTGCTGGCAGAGATCGACCTATTCCTTAATACAGCCAAGTTCGACAAGAATGCTTCCAAATCTGCGACAGGTATGATCCTGTTTGCTGCTGCAATCAAAATACTCTCTACCGCAGTAAAGAGCCTCGGAGAGATGGATTGGGATGATATGGCGAAGGGGCTTGTCGGCGTGGGGGTTCTCCTGGCCGAAGTCGAAATTTTCCTGAACAATGCAAAGTTCAATGGAAAGGCTGTTTTGACTGCTACGGGTATCGTCATTCTTGCCTCTGCGATCAAGGTTCTTGCCTCCGCCTGTAAAGATTTTGGCTCTATGTCGTGGGGTGAAATCACTAAGGGTCTGGCATCTATTGCTGCACTTCTGCTGGAGATCACAGCGTTCACTAAACTGACCGGCGATGCCAAACACGTTATCTCAACCGGTCTTGCCTTGATTGAAATTGCTGCCGCTATGAAGATATTTGCATCTGCGATGTCTGACTTTGGCAGTATGAGCGGTTCAGAGATTGCAAAGGGTCTTATGGCTATGGGTGGAGCTCTCGCTGAAGTGGCGATTGCTGTAAATCTGATGCCCAAGAACATGGTCAGTGTTGGGGCCGGCCTGGTCGTTGTCGGTGCGGCACTCAAGATTGTAGCCAGTGCTCTTTCCTCAATGGGCAACATGAGCTGGGAAGAGATCGCTAAAGGTCTTGTAGCTATGGGCGGTGCTCTTGCCGAACTGGCTATCGGTCTGAACGTCATGAACGGAACGCTGGCCGGTTCTGCTGCGCTACTTGTGGCCGCTGGAGCGTTGACCGTTCTGACTCCGGTGCTCGTGATTCTTGGCAACATGAGCTGGGAAGCTATTGCAAAGGGTCTTATTACAGTTGCGGGAGCTTTCACAATTATGGGTGTGGCAGGAGCGGTTCTCGGCTCGTTGGCTCCGTCTATCCTTGCCATTTCCGGAGCACTGGCCCTGCTCGGAGTTGGTTCCGTTGCTATTGGAGCAGGCCTTACACTGATTGGTACAGGGCTGACCTCCATCGCAGTGGGTTTAACATCGTTGGCAGCCTCCTTCGCCTCCAGCGGAGCCCTCATCGTTGGTGGACTTTCAGCCATTGTTCTCGGATTCGCAGGGCTTATTCCGGCTATTGCCGAGAAAATCGGCGAGGCTATTGTGGCATTCTGCGGTGCCATTTCAAGTGGCACTCCAGCCATTGGCGAGGCTGTGAAAGCCATTGTTCTGACTTTGGTTGACATCCTCGTTGAGTGCGTTCCCGCTATTGCTGACGGTGCTCTTCAGTTGGTGACTGGCGTCTTAGCGTCTCTGGTTACTTATACACCCCAAATCGTAGATTCTGTTATGCAGTTCTTGATTGAGGTGCTTGAAGGAATTGCTCGCAATGTACCTCAGCTTGTTCAGGCAGCAATGGACGTAGTCGGCGCATTCTTCGCTGGCGTCCTGAGTGCTTTGAGCAATATCGACAGCGGTTCCCTTATTCAGGGGATCGCTGCTGTTGGTCTGCTTACAGCATTAGTCGCTGCACTCGGCGCTGTCTCGGGACTTATTCCGGCGGCCATGACCGGTGTTCTCGGAATGGGAGTTGTCATCACCGAACTCGCTGTCGTTCTGGCCGCCATTGGAGCTTTGGCACAAATTCCTGGCCTTGAGTGGCTTATCAGTGAGGGTGGTCAATTCCTCCAAACTGTCGGGAATGCGATTGGCGGTTTTGTCGGCGGAATCGTTGGTGGATTCATGAGCGGAGTTTCCAGTTCGTTCCCTCAGATCGGGGCGGATCTGTCTTCGTTCATGACAAATGTGAAGCCATTTATTGACGGAGCCAGAAGCATCAACCCAGACATGCTCACTGGGGTCAAAGCGCTTACCGAAGCAATCATTCTCATTACTGCCGCTGATCTGCTGGAGGGATTGACCTCTTGGCTTACTGGCGGTTCCTCTTTGTCTGACTTCGCAGAACAGCTTGTGCCGTTTGGCGAGGCCATGATGAAGTTCTCCAACACCATTTCCGGTTTGGACGGAGATTTGGTCAGCACCGCTGCTATTGCTGGCAAAACACTGGCTGAAATGGCCGCTACTTTACCCAATACCGGAGGAGTAGTCGGATTCTTTGTTGGTGAAAACGACATGGAAGAGTTTGGGAATCAGCTCTCTGGCTTTGGCAAGTCTATGATGGACTTTGCTGACAGCATCAAGGGATTGGACTCCAACGCTGTTCAAAATGCCGCGATTGCCGGTAAGGCAATGGCCGAAATGGCTGCTACCTTGCCCAATACTGGAGGTGCAGTGTCCTTCTTCACCGGAAACAACGATATGGACACCTTTGGCGATCAGCTTGTCCCATTCGGCAAGGCTATTAAGGAATATTCCAATGCTGTGGCCGGTCTTGACGCAGACGCCGTTGTGAACTCGGCAACAGCCGGTAAGGCTCTTGTAGAACTTGCAAACACCATTCCCAATACTGGTGGAGCGGTTGCGTTCTTCACAGGAGACAATGACCTTGCAACCTTTGGCGAACAGATTGTTGTCTTTGGTAAAGCCATGAAGGAGTATTCGCAGACTGTTTCTGGTCTGGATGCCGAGGCTGTTACCAATTCCGCTACAGCAGGAGCAATCCTCGTGGAGCTTGCAAATACCGTTCCGAATACGGGTGGGCTTGTAAGCTTCTTTGCAGGGGATAACGATCTCGAAACCTTTGGTGAGCAAATCGTTCCGTTCGGCGAGGCTATGAAGGCCTACTCCGATTCCATCACCGGCATCGATGCGGAAGCGGTAACTGCATCTACTACTGCGGCTCAGGCACTCGCTCAGCTTCAAGCCTCTCTGCCAAACATGGGCGGGCTTGTTGATTTCTTCACCGGAAGTAATGATCTTTCTACATTCGCAGAAGGTATTATTCCCTTCGGTGAGGCGATGAAGTCCTATGGCCAATCGGTGTCTGGTATTGATGCTGAAGCCATTACTGCATCTGCCGTAGCGGCTCAGGCACTTTCCCAACTCCAAGCGACCCTCCCCAATGTTGGCGGGGTCATGGAGTTTTTCACCGGTGGAAATGACCTTGGCAAATTCTCTGAGGGGCTGGTCCCCTTTGGAGCAGCCATGAAGTCGTATAGTGATTCTGTAGCCGGAATCAATGCAGAGGCTATTACTGCATCCGCCACTGCGGCCAAATCTCTGGCTGAGCTCCAGTCTGTTCTTCCGAATGTGGGAGGCGTCATGGAATTCTTCACTGGCGGTAACGATCTCGGTACTTTCGCCGCCGGCATCATTCCTTTCGGCGCAGCTATGAAGTCCTATGGGGAGGCTGTCGCCGACATCAATGCGGAAGCAATCACCGCATCCGCAATCGCGGCACAATCTCTTGCCCAACTGCAAACCACGCTTCCGGCAGTTGGCGGTGTGATGGAGTTCTTCACGGGAGGTAATGATCTTGCCACATTCGCCGCTACTATTGTTCCGTTTGGAGCGGCTATGAAATCCTACGGAGAAGCTGTTGCCGAAATTAACACCGAGTCCATCACCGCATCCGCAATCGCGGCACAATCCCTTGCACAGCTTCAGACCACACTTCCGCAAATCGGCGGAGTTATGGAATTCTTCACAGGCAGCTACGATCTTGCGGCCTTTGGTGAATCCCTCATTCCATTTGGCGAAGCTATGAGCTCCTATGGAGCCGCTGTCGCTGGTATTGATGCTGGAGCTGTGACAAATTCGGCGACTGCCGGACAGGCCCTTGTGGAGTTGGCCAACACCCTTCCGAAATGTGGAGGATTGGCAGAGGTATTTACCGGAAGCAATAGCTTGGCCGCTTTCGGCGATGATATTATTCAGTTTGGCGAAGACCTCTCTGCCTACGCCAACGCCATCAAAGATGTTAAACCGGAAATCGTAACAGCCTCCGCGAATGCCGCACAAGCTCTGTCTAATTTGGCAACCGGTCTTCCGGATAGCAGTCTCTTTGACAAATGGTTCGGCGGCGACCAAACCCTTGCTTCCTTTGGCAAAGATATTGCCTCGTTTGGAACCGACATGGGTAATTACTATTCCAAGGTAGCCAGTATTGATTTGACGAAGCTATCCGGGGTTGTTGCTCAAGTTTGGTCTCTTGTTGATCTGGCTAAAGGAATTCAGGGCGTTGACGCAAGTGGTCTCAGTTCGTTTGGAAATTCGTTGAAAATCATGGCGAATACTGGGATTTCTGAGTTCACCTCGGCGTTCTCAAATTCAACCGCTGAAGTCAGCAAAGCCGTTCAGGGTATGCTGAGTTCCGTAAGCGTCTCAATCACAAATGGCAAAACTCTCACTACCCCTGGTATGGAATCTGTGATGAAGTCGCTGGCCGACGTCGTTACGAAGAAGGCCACGGAGATCAACAACTCTGTAACGACAATGATGAAGGGCGTTGCAACTACTATTCGTAGTAGTGACTCATCTATCAAGAGCGCGATGCAGACCGCACTCTCTGGAGCAGTTACCACTGTGAACAGTCTGAAGCCGCAATTCGAGACTGCTGGTGAGAATGCAGGCCAAGGCTTTGTCAATGGTATTCGTTCGATGCTTGATAGCTCAAGCGCGGCAGGCCGAAGTTTGGCATTGGCCGCATTAAATGCTGCTAAGAAGGCATTGGATAGTCATTCACCTTCTCGTGAGTTCATCCATCTGGGTGAAAATATGGGCGAGGGGTTGGCTATTGGCGCTAAGAACAGTATTGTCCCAGCTTCTCAGGCAACCTCTACAATGATCGACGAGGTTCTTAAGGTCAGTTCCAAGGGGATTGACGCATTCCAGGAGTGGGCAGAGGAAAAGAAGTATTATGGTGAACTCAGCCTAAAAGACGAACTGGCAGGCTATGAGCGCCTACAGCAGATGTACAGGGCCGGAAGCGAAGAGCGCATCAAGATTGACCGAGAGGTCTACCGAATTCAAAATGAGCTCGTTGCGTCCACTTATCAAGCGTCTATTAACTGGATCGAGGAGGAGAAGTATTACAACCGGCTCAGTACGCAGGAAGAACTCGAAGCGTATGAGCGGATGCAGAAGCGATACTTGGAGGGCAGCGAGGAACGTAAGAAAATTGACCGCGAGGTCTACGCTCTTCGTAATCAGCTCATGGATGAATCTTATCAGCACTCCATGGACTGGATCGAAGAGGAGAAGTATTACAACCGAATGAGCCTTTCCGATGAGCTCGCCGCTTACAAGCGGGTGCAAAGCCGATATGCGAAGGGCACCGATGAGCGCAAGAAGATGGATCGTGAGGTCTACCGGCTTGAACAAGAAATCTATGAGGCCCAGAAGCAGTACATTAGCGACGTTCAGAGTGTCCAGAGCGAAGCAAATCAGAAACGTTTGGATCTCGAAGAGGAGTATGCCAATAAGGTCAAGTCCATCAACGAGAAATTAGCGTCTGATATCCAATCGCTGAATGATAAGTATCAAAGCGCATTGGAATCTCGCACCAATAGTCTTTACCAGTCCTATGGCCTCTTTGATGAGGTTAAGGAGCGGGAAGAAGTCAGTGGTGAAACGCTGATGAAGAACCTGACCGATCAGGTGAAGGAGTTTGGTGAGTGGCAGGATATTTTGGATAGCCTTTCTGCAAGAGGTCTGGATTCCGAGCTTGTCGGAGAGCTCCAAGAGATGGGCCCGTCCGCAATCGCGCAGATTAAAGCTCTCAACTCCATGAGCGATTCCGAGTTGGAGAAGTATGCTGCACTTTGGTCTATCAAGCACGCCCAAGCTCGTGAGCAGGCTGTTGGTGAGCTGGAAGGGCTCCGAATCGAAACCCAGAACAACATTGCTCAGCTTCGGGTCGATGCTGAACGGGAACTGGATGACTATCGTGCCACCTGGCAGACCAAGATGAACCAGGTCACCATCGATGCCAACAGGGAATTGGAAGAACTTCGTCAGGCCTTTGGCGAGAAAGTCGGTCTTATCAAGAAGGATACCGAAAAGGAAACGCAAGAGATGGCCGATGCCGCTCAAGCGATCCTTAAGGAAGCCGGATGGGATGAGACTGGCAAGCAGATCGTAACAGGCATTAAGGCTGGCGTCGAAGAGGAAAAGCCCAATTTCCTGGATGCTTTGACTCAGATGGCGTTGGACGGTGTTCAGGCTGTGAAAGACACACTTGACATCAACTCTCCTTCTCGGGTATTCCAGGAACTTGGTAACTTTACCGGTCTTGGTTTTGTGAAGGGGCTGACGGACTACGCCGATAAATCTTACGATGCCGCTGCCAATATGGCGGGGTATGCAACCGATGGCCTTTCCAACGCAATCTCCACTGTTTCCGATTTGGTCAATGGCGAGTTCGATATGCAGCCGAGTATCCGGCCTGTGTTGGACTTCACTGATGTGGCCAGAGGGGCCGGGGAACTTAACAACCTGTTTGGCTACACAAGAACACTTGCCCTTGCTGGGCAAACCAGTCTGGCATTTAACTCCACCTTGGACAAAGATGGAATGACAGTCACCGTTGACAACGATGGCGTTGTTCAGGAACTTCGTTCTTTGAGGAGCGAGATGGCAGAGATGACCGCTCGTTTGGAGCGGATGCAGGTTGTCCTGGACACTGGTACTCTGGTCGGTGAAATGGCCGATCCGTTGGATGCGGCTCTTGGACAGAAACAAGCCTTTAGGGGAAGGGGGATTTAGTATGTATCATTCTATCACATTTGACTTCGGCGAGAAGAACAAGAAGAACACATGGGATGACTGGCATCTGGTCCCCACTTCTCGGCCTGTTTTTAACCCGCCTGCACAAAAAGTAAAAACTATAGACATACCCGGTGGGGACGGCGTCATTGATTTGTCGCAAGCTCTCACCGGGTATCCCGTTTTCCAAAACCGAACCGGTTCTTTTGAGTTCATTGTGCCCAATGGGTTTGAACCGTGGGAAGCCGGAAAGATCGAACAGACTCCATGGCATTCGGTTTACTCCGAAATTATGGATCTCATTCACGGTCAATCTCTGAGAGCTATCTTAGAAGACGATCCCGAGTATTTCTACGAAGGGCGCTTCACCGTGAACAGTTGGAAGAGCCAAAAAGACTGGTCTCGCATTACCATTGATTACAGCGTCGGCCCCTATAAATGGTCGGTGCTGTCATCGATTGACGATTGGCTTTGGGACCCTTTCAACTTTCAAAATGGAGTTATTCGGGCTGCGATCTTCAAGAACATCTCAGTAACTACTGCGACTACTGCCCGTCAACTGGATGCAAAACTCTTTGGGCGGGCCCCCGTATGCCCTCATTTCCTTGTGACCAGCACAGCAAGGCGAGGAATTCACGTCCGTTTTGTGAACCCACAGTTGGGGATTGATGAAACCAAATTACTCCATGATGGGACTATCCAGATTCCGGAGTTCGTATTCTTCGGAGATCAGGGAGCTACCATTTATCTATGGTGCGATTCCGGTTCAGGGACCGTATCCGTTGACTTCAGACAGGGGAGGTTGTAACCAATGTATTCGATTTACGCAGACGGCGTTTGCATCTACAGCGATGTGTTTGCGCTCGAAAGCATGAAGGTTCTGAGTCCAAAACTGGTATTGGAAGACAACGGCGCTGGTTCGTTATCCATGAAACTACCCCCGATGAATGTTGGCTATGAATCCATCATCCGCATGATTACGGATATTTCTGTCCAAAAGGATGGAGAAGAGATTTGGGCCGGACGAGTCCTATCGGAAAGTAAGGATTTCTGGAATAATCGGGATCTTTACTGCGAGGGGGAAATGGCATTCTTTAATGATAGCTCTCAGCCCCCGGCAGAGTATCGCGGCCTCTCTGTTCGTGCATATTTGGAACGTCTGATTGCTGTCCACAACTCCAAGGTAGCTGCAAACCGGCAGTTCTCCCTTGGGGCTGTGACAGTAGTCGACAAGAACTTTCCAATCTATTACACGAACTATGAGAAGACCATGGAAATTCTCAACACCTTGGTCGAGCAGTATGGCGGCCATCTCAGAGTGAGAAAGGTAAATGGTGTCCGATATTTGGACTACTTGGCAGAATACCCCGATACATGCAGCCAAGTGATTCAGTTTGGGTCAAACCTTATTGATTTCACTCGAAAGTGGGACTCGACTGAGTTTGCAACTGTCATTGTTCCTCTTGGTAACCGGCTTGAGGACAGCCCCATTGAAGCTTTGGACGCTTATCTGACTGTGGAAAGTGTAAACCGGGGCAGTATGTACGTCCAGTCCAATGAAGCTGTGGCTGCATATGGCTGGATTGAGAAGACTGTCACATGGGACGATGTCAGTGATCCGGCAGTTCTGCTGGAGAAGGCGAAGACCTATTTAACTGACATTCAGTTCGATAACTTGGAACTGGAGCTAAGCGCACTGGATCTGCATTATCTGGATGTCAAAACCGAAGCGGTAAAACTCTTGGACGAGATTCGGGTCATATCCCGCCCTCATGGATTGGATCGGATGTTCCCGGTTAAGAAACTGGACATTCCGTTGGACAATCCAGAGCAGACACAATTCACCCTCGGTGACGCAGTGAAAACGAGTCTGACCAGCGTGAATAATCAGACCAGCGCCGCCATTCTGCAAAAGATTGAGGCCCTGCCCAAAGCCCACTCCATTCTCAAAGAGGCGAAGGAGAATGCCACTCAGATCATGAATATGGCCACCACTGGCTATATCACTATCACCAAGGACCAGTACGGCTCGGAAACTCTTTATATTTCCAATGTCCGTGACTATACAAAGGCCGATAAGTTGTGGAAATGGAATATGAATGGTCTCGGCTACTCCAACGATGGCGGGAAGACTTTCGGTTTGGCTATTACGATGGACGGTTCTATTGTGGCTGACTACATTACCACCGGCGTACTTAATGCAGATGTTATCCGGGCTGGAGTTCTCAAAGACTACGGTGGAAACTTTAGTCTTGATTTCGAGACCGGAAAACTGACCATGAAAAAGGGCTCTATCAATATCGGAAACGGTAATTTTACCGTTGATGAGGACGGAAACCTTTTTGCACGTCGAGGAACCTTCGCGGGAACATTATCCGGCGCTAAGGGAACATTCGGCGGCCAGCTTGTCGCAGCAAGCGGCGACTTCAAAGGTGTTGTACAAGCATCCGACTTCCTTGACCGTTATGGTCGGAGCATGATGAGTGGGGATAAGTTTGCCTCCGATTATCTGGACCTGTATGGACTGACCATCCGGAATAAGAACACTGGAGCCATTACATTCGCGGTAAGCTCCACCGGCGTCATCACCATCAACGGCAACGTCACTATGGGCGCCGGAAGTTCCATCAACTGGGCGCAGGTGACCAATCAAAATCTGGCCTACAACCCCGCATACTCGCTGGCCGATAGCGCCAGGACAACCGCGAATCAGGCGTACTCACTTGCTGACGATGCCTACTACGAGGCTCAGGCCGCCTATAACCGAGCGAACCAGGCTTATAAAATGGCTAATTCCATTGAAATGCCTTGGTATATCAAATCCACTTACATTGATGCTACCACCATCAAATCCCCAGTTATCGAAGGTGGGGAATTCTACGGAGGCGAGTTTAACGTCATCGCTGGGAGCAGCTATGGAAGTTTCAACCTGTATGGTCCCTATGGCAACAGCCGGTATCATATGCTCACCATCAGCTACTACGAGGGCGATGCTCCCTACATCGACATTTACAGTCCTTGTGGCGGCTACATCACCATCGGTAGACGTAGCGGTGTTGTTTATTTTTCGGGACGTGTAGACTTCAGTGGAGCTACCGTTACAGGTTTGGATTAAAAAGGAGAATCATCATGAAAAAGCGATTGAAAAACTCCCGGATGGCAGAGATGATGGTTAATCTACGGCCACTTCTGTCTCATCGGGATAAAATCGGGTATATCGCCGCCCGAAACTACCGTGTATTAGGCGAGGCCCTTACTGAATATGAGACGTTCCGCAACAGCCTTATTGAGAAATACGGTGAAGAGATCACCGACGGGCATGGACAGACCACCATTGGCGTAAAGATCGACTCCCCGAAGTTCAAGGACTTTTGCGACGAGCTGGCCCCGTTCAACGAGATGGAACACGAGGTCGAACTCATGATCGCCAAGTATGAGGATGCTATCGGCTGTCTCACCGGCGAGGAGATTCTGGCTGTCGATTGGATGTTTGAGGATTAGGAAGGGGTGAGCTAATTGGCAAACATCAGCACCTATCTGCAAAAAATCTTATCCGCTATCTATGGCGAAGAGGTGCGTGGTTCTATTCATGACGCTCTCTCCGCTATGAACGTGGAGTCATCCAGCGCCATGGAGTATGCCAAAACGGCTAAGGATTCAGCGGCCGCATCAGCGTCTACTGCATCAATCAAAGCCACAGCAGCCTCCGCCTCAGCTCAAGCTGCGAAGACTTCCGAAAACAACGCTAAAATTTCCGAGACCAACACGAAGACTTCAGAGATCGCCGCCACGAACAAGGCCAATGAGGCCACTACGGCGGCTGCGGAAGCGAAAACCTCTGAAACGGCTGCCGCCAACTCAGAGTCTGTCGCCACCCAGAAGGCTCAAGAAGCCGCTGATTCTCAGAATGCTGCTGCATTAAGCGAAGCTGAGGCAAAGGCTGCCGAAGAAAGGGCTAAAACGGTAAGGTCTGAGGTGGAAACCCTTGGCGCTCAAGCTACAGCAGACAAAACGGCCGCAGAAGCGGCTAAAGTTGCTGCCGAGCTTGCCCGAGACGATGCTCTCGCAAGTCAAAATGCGGCAAAAAGTTCTGAAAATGCTGCTTTGGTGTCCAAGACGGCTGCCGAGCTTGCTGAGGGCGATGCTGAGGCCGCAAAGACTGCTGCTTTGGCCGCCAAGGTCGCCGCCGAAGCCGCTCGGGATGCCGCTGACGAAGATGCGGACGCCGCCGCACAAGCGGCCGCTGACGCTGCTGCCAGTGCTCTTTCCGCTCAGCAATATAGCGGTAAGCCGCCTAAGCCGCAGGATGGAACCTGGTGGATCTGGGACGCTGCTCAGCAGAAGTATATCGACAGCGGTATTGGTTGTGATTTGGTTGGCCCCACCGGCAACGGCATTGAAAACATCCAACTCACTAAAGGTGACCATACTCCTGGCACTGCGGATATTTACACAGTGACTATGACGGATGGAACAACCTATAACATTTCCGTTTATAACGGACGGAACGGTACAGGTACCGGCGATGTACTCGGAATCTGGTTCGATCTGGTGATCCCAGCATCCGGATGGGCCAATGGCGAAATTACTATTGCCGATAGCCGTTTGATAGCCCTGTCCACCCACAAGTATTTTGTCAGTGCGGACGAGGCCAGCCGTGAGGAATATCTGGAATGCAACGTGCAGCCCAGAGACATCACCACGACTGGTTTTATCACGTTCAAGAACGATACCGACCCGTCGGAGGATATCACAGTGAATGTGATTCGCTTTGAGCTGTCTGCCAATGGAACAACATGATAAGGAGGTGTGATGCTTGAAGATTGATATTTTGGACACATGGGCCGTCATTGTCGAGGACGATACCCTTCGGCAAAACTCGACTAAAACCTATGAGGTGGAGTTTAACTTCGCTGAGAGCTGGGACGGATACTCCAAGACGGCCATCTTTGAAGCAGGCCCCGCCAGCGTCATCGTTGCCCTGACGGAAGACCGGTGCACTATTCCGGCCGAATGCCTGAAGCATGGAAGTGTCAAGCTTAAAGTCGGTGTGTATGGCGTAAAAGGTGAAGAGCGTAAGGGGACCGTCTGGTGCGTCGGCAGCATGATTATCCCGGATGCTACCATGAACATGGGCAGCTCTTCGGGGAACCCTTCTCCGGATGACGTGTATTCCGAAATTATGGCCGCTATCGGCGATCTCTCTGCCGCCGGCTTCGAGGGTAAGACTTTGGCTGAGGTCTTCAAGGAGATCAAGAACAGCGTCTGCGAGACAGCAACCGACGAGGAAGTCAAGGATGCTTTGAACACCGCATTCGGCGCAAAAACCGATCCCTCTGAGCATCCTGAGGAACTTCCCAGTAATACGGCCACTGATAAAGAAGTCAGTGATCTTCTCGACGATGTTTTCGGCTGACAACCGCAAACAAATATTTTTAAGGAGGACATAAATATGTCTAAGCACACTACTCTCGACCAGCTGAAGATGCTGGCTCAGCGTACCAAGACCGAGATCGACAAGGTCGATACCAAAGTGGACAAGCTGTCTGAGCGGGTGGATGATATTGCCACCGTTGGCGGCGAGCCCAATGTCATCACCGAGATCAAGAACAACGGCACTGCCCTGGCTGTTGCCAATAAGGGCGTCGACATCGGCCCTTCCATCGCCGAAGCCGTGGCCGCCGCTGACCACCTGACCAAGAAGAAGGTAACCTCCGTAGCCGACATCGACCCTGCCGCCGACGGTGCCGACAAGTTCATCTACCTGGTGCCCAAGACCGACTCTGACGAGGACGACGTGTACGACGAGTACATGATTCTGGACGGCAAGGTGGAGCATGTGGGTAACACCAAGGTGGACCTGAGCGGCTACGTCCAGAAGGAGGATGGCGCTGGCCTCTACCCCGATGCCGACAAGGAGAAGCTGGCTGGCATCGTGATGGCCGAGGACGCTGAGATCACCGCCATGCTGGACGAGGTCTTCGGGGCGGCTCAGACTGAACCGACGCCTCCTGAGACCACCGAGCCCTGAACAATCTGAGAGGGGATGGAGAAATATCTCCGTCCCTTTTCGCATTTGAAAGGAAGATAAACGTATGGCAGAGAAGAAACTCAGCACTGTTGAGCAGCTCAAGATGCTTGCCCTCAGAGCAAAGGCTGATTCTGCCGCCCGTATCGCCGCCCTGGCGGCATTGGTTGCCGATGGTTATGGGCATCTCATCACGGTCACTTTGCCGGCTGGCAAATGGAGCGGCAGAGCACAGAAAATCGAACATCAGGCCCTTTTGGCGAACAGCGGCTACTGTTACTTTGTCTGCGGCGACGCCGACTGCTACATGGATTGCAGTGACACCGGCATCAAAGCGGACAATGTTGTAAAGGACGGTGAGGTTATGTTCCGATGTGAAGTCACACCCGACATAGACCTGACCGTAAATATTCTTCGACTGGAGGTCGAGACAGAATGAGTGAAAACCCCAATGTCGGCAAGGTATTCAATCTGACCGGCGGTGGCAGTAACGGCTCTCTCAAACTGGAGAGTTTGGATGTCACCAAGCCCCCTATCAAGACAACTTATAAGTCCGGGGAGAGCTTTGACCCCACTGGTATGGTGGTAACTGCCAGCTATGGCTATGGCATCACCTCGGACGTGACCGGATACACCGTGACCCCCTCCGTCCTGACCGACGGTACTACCGAGGTCACTATCACCTACACTGAGGGCCGAACCACTAAGACGGCGAGTACGCCTGTGACTGTGGAGAAAGTCCTGGTATCCATTGAGGTCGCTACCAACCCGACCAAGATGACCTATAACTACCTGGAGAAGTTCGAGCCTCATGGAATGGCTGTGACCGCCACATTTTCGGACGGTTCCAAGTCTGCCGCCACAGGGTATAGTTATCCCACCACGGAGTTCTCCACGCTGGGGCAGCAGGCTGTGAATCTGGATTACACCTTTGAGGGGGTTACCAAATCCACCAGTCTGACAGTGACGGTCGATCCCATTGAGGTGCCCGTTCCCACCCAGAAAGACGCCCCCAGCTATGACGGCAGCACTAAGCAGCCCATCTGGAACGGGTATGATTCCGTCAAAATGGCATTGGGCGGAACGACTGATGGAGTCAACGCCGGCAACTATACCGCTAAGTTCACTCTGGTCTACGGCTATGTATTCCCTGATGGGAGTAATGAGGCCGAGGCGGAATGGACAATTAGCAGAGCGGTTATTCCGGCACTGCCCACACAGAACAACGCTCTGGCCGCCGACGGCACGCCCAAGTCTCCTACTTGGGATGGTTACGTCGTAGGTCAGCTCACTATCAGTGGTGACCGATTCGGAACCGAGGCCGGCGACTACACTGCCGAGTTTACCCCGACCGACAACTATCAGTGGTGGGACGGCACTACTGATATGAAGACCGCTACCTGGACTATCTCCAGCGTCATCGTCCCTATCCCGACGCAAAAGGGCTCCCTCACCTATACCGGGGCGGCCCAGACGCCTCAGTGGGATAACTTCGATACGGAGAACTCTACCGTACAGGTCACGCCTGCTACGGATGCCGGCGAGCATACGGCTACGTTCTCTTTGCTGGCAGGTATGTGGTCGGATGGCACCACAGCCAACAAGACCATCAAGTGGGTCATTGGTCGGGCCACCATCGCCAAGATTCCGGCTCAGAGCGGTATGCCGAAGTACGACGGCAACCCCAAGACTCCGACCTGGGACACCAACTATGACGCCACCAAGATGACGTTGAGTGTGGAGGCCAAGGTCAATGCCGGGACGGCCTATACGGCTTCGTTCACTCCGACCCCCAACTATCAGTGGCCGGATGGTACGATTGAAGCCAAGGTGGTTACCTGGGCCATTGGAAAGGGCGATAACGCCATTACGGTGAGCCCCACTTCGATTACGCTGAACACTGCGAACAAGAGCGGGAAGTTTACTGTCAGCCGGAAGGGTGATGGTACTATCACCGCCACCTCCAGCGACACCAAGATCGCTACCATCGGCGCCATCAACCAGACCACCGGTGAGGTGACTGTCAACAGCGTTGGCGATACTACCGGCACTGCGACCATCAAAGTCAAAGTTGCCGAGAGCGCCAACTACCTTGCCCCGGCGGATAAGGATGTTCCGGTCAAGGCACAATTCGTCACCATCTACGGCGTGGAATGGGATTGGACCAGTAGCGGCCCCACCAAGGGCACCCGCACCGACGCAGCGGCCGGGTTCAGCGATCCCAATCCTGCTGTGAACAACGGCACCGGTTCCTCTCCCTTCGACAGCCTGATGCCCTGGGCCGGCATGGTCAAAGAGACCCGAACTGGCGGTGTGATGGTGAAGGAGCCCAAGTATTGGTTTAAGTGGACCAAGACGGGGAAGAAGCTGAAACTGCAAATTGCGGACGGCCCCGTGGATGGGTTCCATGTGGACCCTGTGAACATGGATAAGGGCGACGGCCTGGGCGAGCTGGACTTCTCCTACATCGGGCGGTATCACTGCGCCTCCGGCACCTACAAGTCGGAGACTAACAAGGCGCAGCAGGTCAGTATCACCAGGAGTGCGGCTCGTACCAGTATCCACAATTTGGGGGCCAACATTTGGCAGATGGACTTCGCCCAGATGTGGTATGTGGGTATGCTGTATCTGGTGGAGTTTGCTGATTGGAATGGTCAGAAGACGATCGGCTACGGCTGTTCCGCCGCCGGCTCCAAGGAGAACAACGGCAAGACGGACGCCATGCAGTACCACACCGGCACTACGGCGGCCAATCGGACTACCTACGGGTACACCCAGTACCGCAACATTGAGGGCTGGTGGGACAACGTCTATGACTGGATGGACGGCTGTTATTACAACAGTAACGGCCTGAATGTTATCTTGAACCCCAGCAAGTTCAGTGATAACGCAAATGGTACACTGATTGGTTCCATGCCTTCGAGCGGTTATCCGAACGATATGGCAGTTCCGACACAAAGTGGATTCGAGTGGGCGCTTCGTCCGGCCACAACCGGCGGCAGTGACAGCACTTATGTCCCGGATGACTGGTATTTCAGCGGTAGTTACCCGTGCCTGTGCCGCGGCGGTTACTTTAGCCAGAACCAGAATCGCGGGCCGTTCTGCGTCGACTACAGCAGTGCGTCTGACACGGGCGGCAGCATCGGCTGTCGCCCCCAGGAACTCCCATTCCCCCTTGCTACCGCTGAAACAATTCACGGC